GAGTCTCAGACTCTGGGTCTGCAGAACGCAACTATCTACTGGAAGAGTGTTGCACCAAAACCACAAACTTCACAATACGCTGCAGGAAGAAATTCAAGATTTGATGAAATCCACGTTTTAGTTGTGGATGATAGTGGTAGCATCTCTGGTAACTCTGGCCAAATTCTTGAAGAGTGGTTGGGTCTTTCCAAGGCTAAGGATGCAACTCAGTTCAACACACCAAGTTACTACAAGAACTATATTGCTGACAATTCTGAGTATCTGTTTGCTGGTTATGCCCCCCAAGGCACACCAACTGGATTCTCAACTGGAAATACTGCTTTCACTGCTTCCTCATCCTCTTGGGGCCAGAACGCTCAGAACGTTACCTTCTCTGGTATCGGTAGATCGACATACTCACTCCAAGGTGGTAAGAACGAGGGTGGTACATTCACATCACCAACCTATACTGCCACTCTTGGTGACCTGATGGAGGGCTACAATCAGTTCTCCAATGTCAGAGAGTATCCAATCAACTATCTGATTATGGGTCCTAGTCTGTCATCGAGAGATGAGACTGTTGGAAAGGCTAACAAACTGATCTCGATTGCCGAGAATAGAAAGGATTGTGTTGCCGTTATTTCCCCAAGAAGAGGTGATGTTCTGAGTGGAGATGTTCCTCTCACCAACTCAGATACTCAAACTGATAACATCATCACTACGATGGATCAGGTAAGTTCTTCTTCTTATGCTGTTCTGGATTCTGGTTACAAGTACACCTTCGACCGTTTCAATAATAAGTTCCGTTACATCCCCTGCAACCCCGACGTTGCTGGTTGTATGGCCAGAACTTCGATTAATTCCTATCCTTGGTTCTCACCAGCAGGAACCAGCCGCGGTGTTATCAACAACGCTGTGAAACTTGCATATAACCCATCGCAAGCACAAAGAGATCTTCTCTATCCTAAGAGAATCAACCCAGTGATTGCTGCACCTGGTCAAGGCATCATTCTCTTCGGAGACAAGACTGCCCTGTCTTATGTTTCTGCCTTCGATAGAATTAACGTTCGTCGTCTGTTCTTGACTCTGGAACAGTCAATTGAAAGAGCAGCAAGAGCTCAACTGTTTGAGTTCAACGATGCGATCACAAGAGCAAACTTCATCAACATTGTTGAACCTTTCCTCCGCGATGTACAAGCTAAGAGAGGTTTAACCGACTTCCTGGTTATCTGTGATGAGTCCAACAATACCCCCGATGTCATTGATGCTAATGAGTTCCGTGCTGACATCTTCCTGAAGCCAGCACGTTCCATCAACTTCATCGGACTGACCTTTGTTGCTACACGCACTGGTATCAGTTTTGAAGAAGTAGTCGGCACAGTCTGATTATTAAATAGTATCAACTAATCATCTAACAGGAGAAAGAGAAAAATGCCTCAGCAAATCCCCAATACAGGGGCTAACGCGAGAACCCTGGACACCTTCAAGAGTAAACTGCTTGGAGGTGGTGTTCGCCCTAATTTCTTTGAGGTCGAACTTAAGTTTCCTAGCCTGGCAATCGATGACAACGATGTAAGTGATAGATCACGTTTCCTTGTTAAAGGTGCTGCTCTTCCTGCTTCGATCATTGCTCCAATTTCAGTTCCTTTCAGAGGAAGAGAACTGAAGATTGCTGGTGAGAGAACCTTTGATACTTGGACAGTTACTGTTATCAATGATAGTAACTTTGTCCTGAGAGATGCTTTTGAAAAGTGGATGAACGTCATTAATAAGCACTCCGATAATGCTGGTGAAGTAAACCCAACAGTTTATCAACAGGAAGCTTACGTTCATCAACTTGGTAGAGCACCTATCACCAACCCAGCTGGTCAACCCGCTGCTTCTGGCAATACTGTGCCCATTCTGAGATCGTATCATTTCCACGGCGTATTCCCAACCAACATTTCATCGATTGAACTTTCTTACGATTCCAATAACGTTATCGAAGAGTTCTCCGTTGAATTCCAAGTTCAGTGGTGGGAAGCTCTGAATGCCCAAGGTAACGCTGTGGTCCGCTGATAAATAGACCATAAGATAACCCTGACAAGATGTCTAAATTATTTGGTTTCTCCATAGAAGGGGCTGACGGGGACCTTCTGCCCCGTGGCGCGGTTTCTCCTGTTCCGCAAAACGATGCAGATAAATCCGATTACTTTGTAAGTAGTGGCTTCTATGGACAATACGTTGATATTGAAGGTGTATTTAGAAATGAATACGAATTAATCAGAAGATATAGAGAAATGTCTCTTCACCCCGAATGTGATGAGGCAATTGAAGATGTTGTAAACGAAGCAATCGTTTCCGATCTCAGCGACAGCCCAGTTGAGATCGATCTTCAAAATTTAAATGTTGGTGACAACATTAAAAAAATCATCAGAGATGAGTTCAAATATATCAAGGATCTTCTTGACTTTGATTCAAAGGCACACGAAATATTCCGCAACTGGTACATTGATGGTAGACTTTATTATCACAAAGTAATTGATCTTCAAGATCCTCACGCTGGTATTCAAGAGCTGAGATACGTTGATGCTCTTAAGATCAAATACGTTCGTCAATCGAAAAAGAAAGATCCAAACTTGGCAAGACTTAATGTCAAAGAAAATGCCATCACGACTCCTGAGTTGGAAGAGTATTTTGAGTACAATCCAAACTCAGGAAAAACTGCATACGTTCCTAGTGCTGGACAAGCCAACATTGTTAAAATTGCAAAAGATGCAGTTACATATACAACGTCTGGACTGGTAGATAGAAATAAAAATATCACATTGTCTTGGTTACACAAGGGAATCAAAGCCTTGAATCAATTGAGGATGATCGAGGACTCCCTTGTCATCTACAGACTTTCAAGAGCTCCAGAACGTCGTATTTTCTACATTGATGTTGGCAATCTTCCCAAAGTAAAAGCGGAACAATACCTCAGAGAGGTAATGAATCGTTATAGATCTAAACTTGTCTATGATGCGAATACTGGTGAGATTCGCGACGACAAAAAGTTTATGAGTATGTTGGAAGATTTCTGGCTTCCTCGCCGTGAAGGTGGTAGAGGAACAGAAATTACCACACTTCCTGGTGGTCAAAACCTTGGCGAAATCACCGATATTCAATATTTCCAGAAAAAACTTTATAAGTCTCTGGGTGTCCCCGAGTCTCGTCTTGGATCTGATCAAGGATTCAATCTTGGAAGGTCATCAGAAATCTTAAGAGATGAACTTAAATTCAGTAAGTTTGTTGGTCGTCTTCGTAAGAGATTCTCCAATATGTTCCTGGATATGTTGAAAACACAACTCCTTCTGAAGAATGTTGTGACTCCAGCTGATTGGGAGATGATGCACGAACATATTCAATTTGATTATGTTTACGATAATCATTTTGCAGAATTAAAGGAAAGTGAACTTTTCCAAGAGAGGATGAATAACGTTGCACAAGCTGAAACATACGTTGGTAAGTACTTCTCACAAGATTATGTAAGACGCAAACTGTTGCGTCAAACTGATGAGGAAATCATCGAACAGGATCGTCTGATTGCTGCAGAGGTGGAAGCTGGATTCTATCCAGATCCATTAATGATGCAACAATTGGATTTGGCTAGCCAAGCTGTAGATTTGCAGACAAAGGCTAATCCACCATCAACAAAAGATCCAGATATTGATGCAAGTGCAACCGAAGCCCCTGCAGGCGGGGAAATATAAATAATTGGTAGTGTATTAACATTATTGTGGATTCTGCAAGTTTAGTTGATTTGGTGCTGAATGATGCACCCGCACACGAAATTAGTGATGCAATTAAAGATGCTCTGTATGCAAAGGCTGCAGACAGACTTGAAGCCGGAAGACCTGTAGTTGCTGCCGATCTTTTTGGTGATGAAACTGAATATGATTATGAAGAAAATGAAGATTTAACTCAAGAGGAAGAGGATGGCTAATCAACAGATTAAACCATTAGGTAATGAATCAAACTTAGCCACTGGCATCGGCAACAGTACAACTGTTGGTAGTGCTACTGTTGTTAGGGTTGTCAATGCCTCTGGTGGTGCCGTAGTTGTTGGTCTTCAAACCGCAGGGTTTGTCGGATTTTCAACTTTTACAATGCTCAATAATACGACAGAGATTGTAGTTAAAAGAGCAGATGATCTTATTC